CTTGAAGGAAGTGGGGGTCTCCCACTTGCGCCGGCCGTCAGACCGCTGAGCGGAAAGACGGGGCTGCTGGTCAGCCGCACCTCAGGAGAACCGTAAAAGGCTCCCCTCAAGGCCAGAGGAAAACGGCCCGCCTAGCTAGAGGCGACCTTCCAGCACAGCGTGCCCTGCCGGCAGACACGCTGTTAGAGGAGTGCTTCCCAGACGGCGAGAGTGAAACCTCTCTAACCCGAAGGGTCGATGACGGGACCGGTTACGGTTTAATCTCCCACCTCCATCGGGAGAACCTGCGCCAGGTACTAGCGCCCGTGGGTCTTCGCTGGTCGAACCCAGGCACCGCTTCGTCACCGCACTAACGGCCACTGCGCCGTCACACTCCTCTAAGCTCCGTCGTCCGCCCCCCCCGACGGAGTACCGGCTCCCCCCTGGGGCCCGCGCTGCTAAACCCAATTAACCCTGTCAGGGCGAACGGAGTCAACCAGTAGCGAAAGGGGGGGAGGGTAACCCGGACGGCGAAGGACCAACTCTACATGGGGAACCATGCAGCGATGATCCAACGCCCAGAGCGAAGTGCCAGTTGCTACTGTCGGGAGAGAGAGCCTCTCCCACCAGTTCCACAACGGTAATGGCCAGCGCCACACCCAGGAAGTTCGGAAGCCGAACCTTACCGGACCTACTGGGTGTAGAGGCTGGACAACTGGCCCCTTACGAAGCCGGACTTCGTAAGGCGGGAGTTCGACGCCCCGGACAAGGGAAACCCCTATCCGAACGAACTCCCGATCCGCCCGGTCGTAGTACCTGAGGTGAGAGTCAGCCGGCCTGACATCCCGAAGGACAACGGGCCAAGCTCGCTCCACCCCGGACACAACGACATCCGGGTGGGAAAGGAGCGCTAGCCGGAACCAGCGCTCCTTTACAAGGACTCGTCTGAGCCGCGCAGGGACGGAAGAGAGGGTCACACCTCTGCGGATGATCTCATGCCGAAGCATGACGATCATCCACCTCAGGCCTCCAGGAGAAAGAGACCTGAGTCCGTCCCACAGACGAGTGAGGAGGCAGGAGGGGTCTTCCGAGGGGGAGAGAGCACTGAGAACAGGCTTCCGAACAAAACCGTGACCTACAACGTAGGTACGCGAGTTGAGCTCGATGAACCTGTTCGAAATGCCCGTCTTCTCCTCGTTGACCACAAGGCCGAAAGAAGAGGTTACGGCTACCCAGTCGTCGTAAAAGGCGCTGTCGCCACAGAAAGCAATGTCATCACCGTTGATGATCACCTTCCTGTACCCCTCCTTCCCGACCCTCCTGCGCCGGAGAGTGCAACAGATGTCGAAACAGGCCTTGTTGATGAGACAAAGCACTGGAAACGACACCAGGTTGCCCATCATTGAGCCTCTGAGGATTGGATGTGACACTCCATTCCTCGAGACCCAATGAAGGTTCTCTGGCCGGAACGACTCCAAAAGAGTCGTCCGCTCCTCCCCGGTGAGGTGAGGGGACTCGGAGAGTACGCTGACAACGGCAAAAACCGCGTCAACCCTTAAGTTGTTGGTGGCAGCCTTGTAATCTCCACTAACAAAGGACTCTCCGGGTTTCACGTCAGAGGCAACCCTCTCGACGTGTTCCCTCAAGAGGTCTCCGCGCACGAGCCACTTGCGACGACTCAGGAAGTCGTACAAGCACTCGTGAACGGGGCGGAGTACCTCTTTCACTGCGGCCGTCTGCATGGTAACAACCCGGACCTTGCCCTTCGTCTTGGCTGCGCCAAGACGAAGACCGTAGCGATCCGGACTGTGCCGTGAAGTGGCCAAAGTGCCTCCCCGGGCCTTTGGAGTCTCGAAGCAGCCATTCTGGTCAGGCACCAAACATGACTCTCGAGAACGCTCCAAACCCTTCCCCCAGTCCAAGCCGACGAGTTTCCGGACTCGTCGGGCCAACTCCTGGACCGGCTCAAAACCCCAGCTGGCTGGGGTGGGCGGCGGTGGCGGAGGAGGAGTAGCAACATGAAGCTGCCACTCCGACTTCGCCCTCGCCGTCCCCACTTTGTCGCAGGGGCGACAAGGTACGTCGAAGAACCTGTCACAGCTCTTCAACGCTTGAGAGAGGGCCCGAGCGCTCCTCTCTTCAACCCCTACGAGCAAAGCAGTCTTCTTACTGCTTAGCTCCGCCCTGAGCGTAGCGCAGTTGCGACCACGAAAGTGGACCTGGCAAGAGACCTCCAAGGAGAACTCTCTTTCGACCAGGGCAACTGCTCTATTCAGAGCTTGTCGGATTGACCCTGCTGCAGGACAGCGGGCGCCGACGTCCAAAGGAGTACACATAAAGTGTGCGTTCCGGACTCGTAGGCAGGCCTACGAAACTGACCTCG